GACAATTGTGTTCTTCTAACTTCTACAACGAAGTCTTGAAGCGTCCTACTTAATTCTGACTCGTCTAGGCCGCTCCTAAAAGCATCTTTTTGTCCTTTAAAATCTTGATTTAGTTGTTGTCCGACTTGATTCTTCACTGAGTCACTATCACCAGTTTCTAAAAACCTACGAGCATCATCTACTGACATTCCTAAAGCCGCAGCAACAGATTGGAGTGCAAACTTTCTTGTGGCGCCTCCTTGACTTAAGGCGCCAGTAATAGCGCTGTCTGCATTTATGCGGTCTCTAACCGTTTGCATACGCGTAGCCTCATCCATCATTAGCAATTCTGTTGTACTAAAAACGTTTGAACCTAAAAGTGAGTTTATTTGCGCTGCAAAGCCTGAAGCTCCGCCAATTGTGTCTAACGGTTGACCGAACTTACCAACTAACGTGTCCACTGATACACCAGTTTGTGCAGATAATTTTTGAATTCCCACAAATTGTTCCTTTATCTGTTGAAAATCGTAAGCTAAATTTTTTGCTACCATTTGAAAGTTTCTAGATATATCTGCTGGTAGCATATTAACTTCATTTGACAATTTTACAATCTCCATATTCAAACTTTTTACTTCACTTTGAGCGAGGCCAAAAGAAAATATTGCCAAATCAACATTTTTTGAAAAATCGCTTAAACTTAACCCTAACTTATTAAGTGTTGCCGCTTGTGTTGTTAATTCTGAAGTTAAACTAGTTGTTCCTGATATTGTTGCGTTTGTAATTTGAGTAAAACTACTTATTGACTTTGATAATTGTTGAAAGGTTTTGGCACCAATTCTTGCACTACCAAGAAATTTATCAACATCTTTTGTTGCAGCATTTAAAGCAATCCCAAGATTGCCGCCTTTTGCGAAGGGCATTCCGTCTGCCGATAGACCAAAAAGAGCTTCTCGTGCAGCATTGGCTTGTTTGGTTAAAATTGTCGCGGCGTCAGTAATCGACCCAATATCTTCCAGTTCTTTTGACAGAGGTATATTTGCACTAGTTCTTTCGAGCTTTTCGACTCTATCATTAAGTTTCAAGATAACATCAATTAGTTGACTTTTACTTTTCTTTTCTAATTCCTCTTTTGTTGACATTACTGGTTAGTTTCCCTGAAGCTTGCACCTTCTTTAATAATTAGGGCTATCTAAAATTTATTCTTTCTCTTCGGGGTTTAAGTACTTAAATGTTCTTTCGGTAAACCACCTGCGTAAGCCAACAGGCAAATTGTAAGCTTCGGTGAAAGAGAAGTTCCCTTCTTTCATTAAGTAGAAAATCTCTTCATATGTTACTTTTTGGAGATAATCAAACGTCAGTGCGAAAAAATGCCCACGAAAGGGGCACCTCCCTTTCACTGACAGTTAAGCATGCAGTACACTTTGTTTCTTGTAGTAGGGACAGTCTTGGTTGGCAGTTATTATAGAATGTTTTTATAGATTTTACATCCCCTGCAGGTAAAACTTCTACTAAGCTTCTTATGAGTTTTCTGTCGGTGACATCATTAGCAGATAGTATAACTAAATTAAGAAAGGCCTCTGAAGGAGAAAAGGGAAGGTTCAACTTTCGTTTTCTTTTCTCATCTTCTTTTAAAATTTCCTCGTCCTGCAGAGTGAAATTTTTTAGTAAAAATTTAATATCTGATACTGGTGCAGTAAAAGAAAAATTGTTTGCTTCTGGGTCGTACTCTCCCTGCGTTGGCTGCTGAAATGTTGTTTTTGTAAGATCAAAAGTTGCTGCATATTCTGAGCTACAATTATTGCAAACAATTTTCGTAGAATATTCGTTGCCATACCCTGTAATTCTCGCCTGTAGCAGTATGGCCATTTTATCATCTTCGATTAAATCTTCTGCTTTTACATCTTTAGAGCATATTAAACTATTTGCAAGTTTATCAAACAGTAGCCCCTCGCCATCAGATATAGGTGCAGAAAGTATATCTTCCTCCTTCGCCGTCATGTGTTTTATTTCAATTTGATTAATTCCATGCAATGGATGACTGGAAGGGTAAAACTTACCTCCGGATGGTAAGTCTACCATCTCAGTTGGTACCACAAAAGATAACCCAAAGGGACTATCTTTTGTGTTTAAATTTAGGTCTTTTTTAATTTGCTCGTTTTTATTTGGTACTTCCTCTTCTGTATTTTTTGGAAGTTTATTTGCATTTCTAGACATTTAGCCTCGCTTTCATGTTGTGTCTAATTTAAGTTGCATCGCCGCCTTGAATCGTAGCTGGCCAGGATTCCGGAC